TCGATGAAGCCAACAAACATATCAGAGATATCTTGTGACGTGAATGCGTGTGTGGTTTTGATAATCATTTTACAGACCCTTCTGTTGGAGCTAAGCACTCCTAAAGGACCCCGGCGAACCGGGGTCTAGTAGCAGAGCTCAGGCGCATTTTCCGTCTTCAGTGAACTCGTATTCGTTGCAGCGGATATTATCATCAACTTGTTCGTCAGCATGAACGTAGTCATGCTCAGCTTCAAGCATTCGATATATCCAGCGAGCGAAATCTCGAAGCGGCTCTTTGACAAGTTCCTCGATTTCCTCCGTCACCTCAAAGGCAACATCGTAATCTGGGGAGATTTCGAAGTCCATCATGTATTCGTGATAGTAGTTGCCTCGATGCTTGATATTGGCGTTCAGTCCAGACAGCTTTGGATTATCAAGGTTTGCTGCGATAGCGTGCAACCGCTCATCAAGTGGAGCGTGTCCCTTGACTCGTTCGAGTGAACCGGGCTTATACGTCCACGTACCCTCGAAGCAGGCCCCGTCCCCTTGCGAAGAGAAGCCACTCCAATAGATGCATGGTTCATAGCGCGTTCCGCCACCCATGAGCTTTACAGGACGAGTTCGAATATCCAGTCCCATGAGCTCTGCGATTGTTGCCGCATCCTCATAGACGTACTCCGAATACTCGTCAGCCTCGATAAGACCGCGATACCATTCGCGGGCTTTCTCTTTGGCTTCCTCTTCAAGCTCATCGAATTTATACAGAGTTTCCTCTGTCACTCGTGTTCTAGGCATAGTCAGACCCTTTCATATTCCAGCTAGGCGCTGGGGATGCTGCATGGATTCTTGTTAAAAATCCATGCAGGCACCGCAATTCCTAGCGAGCCTGATACTCAGCCTTTCGGCTCAGCGGCCCCGGCTCATGCGTTTCGTTGTACTGACGGCAGATGCGTCGCGCTTCCTCTTCAGTGGAAACTCGCCGCTGCAAATAGGTTTTTCGGCCCATGTGCGGCTCCTTGCCGTTAGGCCACGATGGGTTTTTCTTCCACCATGTTCGCGTGAATACGTCATACATTTAGTTGGACCCTTTCATTATCCAGTGTTAGCACTGGGGATGCTGCACAGCCTTTTGACTGTGCAGACACCGCAATGCTATTCTAGTCTTACGAAATATGCCCGTCCAAGAAATTTAACGTCGCAATCGTGTGGTGGCATATCTTGAAGCAACTTGATTTCGTATTCGGCTTCGATTTTCGCGCTATCGTTACCAGCCTCAAATTCATCATAGTCATCTTCAATCATTGCCCCTATGTCGGACAAGGCGTCTCGCCAACTATTCCACGGCCCCCTTGCCTTGCATTCCGGCAAGTAGCCTGGGTAGTTTGATCCAGTGTAAAATTTTGTCATGCGATACTCCAAAACGGCGGCACCTTACCGCCCAGTTGTTTGATCTCCACCTTCTTCTCCAGAATGCGGATTTGAACGACATTGAAGGCCTTCTTGGCTTTCTTGGAAAACTGGGCAGCGACCCAGATTGCAGTGCGTTGCCAATACAAGTCTTCAAGGTCTTTGTAACTCTGCAAGAGCTCTCGCGCTAGCAGGGTGGCTGGCATCAATGCTAGGCATTGATCCCATGTCACTGATCGTTGCATGTTTGGCCTCTTATTATAGGGCAAGATTGCCCGACAATAGCCCCGATATCGCTACCGGGGCTTAAGTGAGGCATTCTCTTATTTTGTTGTTTGCTTCAGCCGTAGGTCGAAGAATAGGAGGATAGCTTCGGTTTCTTCGGCTTTCGGTGTGTTCGGGTAGTTGCTTGTAATGTGCTGACGATATTCTTCAGTTGATCGGAAGAAACGGCAACCAGCTTTAATGGCTGGACCGTCTTCGCAATTAAATAAGAAGAATTCGTATCCATCATTGCGGATAGCGCGCGCGATGATGGAAATGATTTTAGCACCATCAAGGTCAGCACCATACAGGTCAGCACCATACAGGTTAGCACCACCTAGGTCAGCACCACCTAGGTCAGCACCATACAGGTTAGCACCATATAGGTTAGCACCATACAGGTCAGCACCACGCAGATTAGCACCACCTAGGTCAGCACCATACAGGTTAGCACCATACAGGTAAGCACCACCTAGGTTAGCACCACCTAGGTTAGCACCACCTAGGTCAGCACCATACAGGTTAGCACCACGCAGGGTAGCGCTATCAAGGTTAGCACCACGCAGGTCAGCACCACCTAGGTTAGCACCATTAGCAACACCCCACCTTACGGCGAGGCCGAGTTTAATGGAGTAACTTTCATTCTCATCGCATTGGATGTCCGTTTCGAATTGAATGGAGCCAGTGAAGCGATTGGTGACTGAAAATTTCATTATAGACCCTTTCATATTGATGCACTAAGCGCATCAAAAAGCCCCGGCCAGGGGCCGAGGCTTTAAGTTGTTCTTAGTCTCCGTAATAGAAGCAGGATGCGAACTTCTGCAACGCTTCCCGGTGCTCACGCGCCGGCTCGTATTCAGTCCATGGCGTACCCCAGTCCCGATATTCAAGACGCGGCCAGTCATCAGGTTGACCGTAACCTTCAAGCTTGCCGATCAATCGAAGTGCTGGCCCTCCGGTAGTCAAGAGGATTTCGTACTCGTCAATCTCAGCGTCACTCAAAGCGCCAGGACGGAACCATCCAGTTCGCACCAGCACAGAGAGAGGAGCTTCCTCAATCCACTGACGCGCTGCGTCTGTTTCATCCGGGCCATCAATAGCTTGCTCTTCGGCTGTCTCCAGCCGTTCAACCATCTCCAGAATAGACTGGAGCCAGCCTTTGGCGTTTTCTTCGCCGTGGTCTTCTTTCTCTTGTTCCATGTTTAGACCCTTATAACCGAGCTAATCGCCCGACGATGGCCCCGCGCCACTGCACGGAGCCACCCTGAGGCTATCAGTCCTCCCACTCATCAACTACCTTATCCAGCCAGATAGCCAGACAGACAGCGAGTAGTATTAAACCGGGGATCAATACCGTTCCTCCCTAGTAGCCGCCATAAGCAGCGACAGGAAGGAAACAAAGATCATGATGAAGGCCAGAACCCAATAAGCAGGCTCCCCGGCGCTCATAAGGTATTGAGCACAAAAGCCGCCAAGGATGGCCAGTAGAACATAGATCATTCGCATGTTAGACCCTTTCGGCGCTGAATGCACCATGAAGCGCCCAGGCCGAAGCCTGGACGCTCTAGCTGTATTCAGTCGTCTTCCTCCGGCCAGCGAAAGACTTCAGTCTGCTCATCCCATTCCATGCCTTCTGGTATTAGCCAGCAAGCGCCGTCTTGGTTGATGAAATAGACCGTGCCGTCAGTTGGATCAGTGATCTTAGCGTTGTTGCACACACTGTCCCAGACATCCCAATAGAGCTCATGCTCTGGACCGGCTTCTAAGATCGCCCAGTCCTCGTCACTGACACCTTGCACACATTCATGCTTGGTTCCAGTGGCGAAGTCTCTGGGGATGTAGATGCCTCTATGATCATCCAGGTAGAGGATTGTATCAGGCTTCATTTTAGACCCTTTCATATTCCAGCTAAGCGCTGGCTATCAGGGCCGGATTTTCTCCGGCCCATCAAGGCAATGCTCAGTCATTCAGCTTCGTAAATGCAGAGGTCGAAGCTATAGTATGGCTCGCAGAGCCGGCCAGTCACATCCATGACCACTGGCCAAGCGCGATGGACCCATTGATATGGTCCAGCCTCCCAGCTGATCACGTAGCAGTCGCCATGGGGATGGCCGCTTGCCATGCTTTGCTCTGGGGTTCTCATGAAGGTCTCGATATCTGGATTTTGTCCTGTGATGGCGCAAACCTCGCGGACCACTCCATAGATGGCTGACGCCACCTCTGCGGCTTCTCGCTTGCCATCGAGCGCTATTTGAAGCTTGCTGGCGATTAGATCACCAAGAAACTTGGTTTCATCAAAGACCGAATCGTTCATTGTTAGACCCTTACATACCGTGTTGTCACGGCGGGATGTCATAAATGACCGCCCGAGAATACAGCCGCCCACCGGACGGCTGCAAACTGAGACGTTCAATATTCACAGCAACCGCATTTCTCGCAGTAGCAGTAGTTGTCGTTCTCGTCACTCACGGCCCAGACATGATGTTCTGGATCGATACAGGCGACTTCGCCGTTCTCGTTGCATTCGTTGACGTATGCTTCTTGTTCGGTATCGGTGTAATGACGTTCAACGTAAGCCCCATAAGAGCGTTCGCCAGGGTTTAGCGTTTGCATGGCGTTGTCCGCATCGCTCGCTTCAACGTAGCATGTGACTTTGTAGGTTGGCATCATCTTAGACCCTTTAGGGGCTCTATGCCCCGCAAAGCCCACTGTATGGGCTGTGCATGACACAGAGAAAGGCGCCAGAGGGGAGAGGCTTGATGACCTCTCACCCTCTGTCGCAGCAATAGCTCCCCGCCACACTGGGGTCAATCAGTGGGGTCTAGGCGGGAAGCCAAGGGGATCAACTCTGAGAAAGAGCCCAAAAGCTTGGCCCAGTTTAAAGGGGGCTCTTGGATGGCCATATTACCTGCAAAGCAGATTCAATTGCCATGATCCCATTATAGCATGGATAAAATGCAAAATGCAAGTTACAAATTTGTAATGATGTTTTTCAGTGATAACTGGGAATTACATCTTTCCCCGGCTCGACCCATAGCCAGGAGACCTCCCTGGCGCCACAAAGGATAACCCCACAATGCCAGATACAACAGATAAAGACAAGATCATAGAACTAACAAAGAAGCTAAGAGAGAGAGAAAACAATTCAGGAAGAAAACCAGGACCACTAGGCGCCACTAAAGCCAGAGTGAGAATGGTTAAGGAAATGGCCAAACAGGCCATTGCCGAGAATGCTGAGGAAAGACTGACGGAGCAGGAAAAGGAATTCGCTGAGCTTGTGGTGTCAGGGGCTAGCTTAGTCTCGGCCTATGAACAGGCCTTCCCAGAGATATGCTATGCCATTGAGGACAATGGCAAGGAGGGGGAAGATAGACAGGAATATGTCGTTGACGCCCTCTCTTATGAGAGAAAATATAGCAGAGCCAATGCCTTAAGTAAGAAAAATGATGTCCGTTCTACGATTATTTTATTGCTTGAACGGGAACAGGTGGAGGAGTCACACACCGCCTCCAGGCTTGACAACTTTATCGTTAAGCGATTGGAAGCAGAGGCAAATAATCCCAGCAACTCGGCAAGCGCCAGGATCGCAGCGCTCAAGGCATTATCAGAACACAGGGCTGTGGCCATCGCTGAGCAGAACCACGCCAACCGAGTGTCAGCAGCTACCTCGGATGAGGTCATGGAGCGCATTCAGAGCATGGTGAACGCCGCAAGCTCTGGAAATAAAAAGGAATAACACCCTTTTGGTAAAAGGGTTCAACCCACACACACCGGCTGTTAGTCTATTCTTCCTGGCGCCAGACAAAGAAAAAGCCCCAGTCTTTCGACTGGGGCTTCATCTTGCAGGCTATGCAGCGTCTGCTTCGTCTTCGCCTTCGGCCTCAGCGAGGACCTGGGCTTCTTTCTCTTCCTTCTTTGTGGGAAGGCCGAGGTGCTTGCGCTGCCGGTCTGAGAGCGCTTCGCCGCGAGCGTTGCGGTGAGCAATCTCATCCTCGATTGTCATCGCCGTTCCGTCTGGGTTAACCTTGTATTTCTCGCGGTTAGCCCAAAGGTCAGCGTAAGCACGCTTGACAATCGAGTTGGTCTTGTGCTTGGCGCGGAACTCAGGGGAGTTGATGAAGTCCTCTTGATTTTCAAGGACATCAGCGCGCATGGATCGAACCGCGGCGCCGGCCTTAGCACGGCCAGCACGCATCTTCTCCAGGCGCTCGGCTTCCGTGAGCTTCGGCTTGGCTTGATCTGTCATTGTCAAAGACCCATCGAGTGACCCAGCCCATCGCTGGGCCTGCTCTCGACCCTTTCATCATCCCATGACAGCGAGGCAAAGTCACGTTACAAATCGGTAATGTTCACCTTCGGTGAACATACGCGCGCACGCCCGATCTATCTACCGCGCGAGAACCCCACCCACCCACACCCCCGCTATACGCGCGCGCCACTCATACCGCGATTCAATTCTAAATCCACACCCGAGTTGCAAAAAATTCCAAAAATAAATTCACCCGAATTTCCCAAAATTTTCATTCCAAAAATTTCCCAAAATCCAAATTTGCAAAAAATGCAAATTGGGTCCCATCTGGGTCCCATCTTGTAGATTAAAAATTCTACATAAAAATTTTACATTACATCATTGACTACCATCTCCGAATAACATATCTCAATGCACATGAAACAAGCAGTGACAAGACAGGCAGTATTTTCTGCTCGAGACCGCAAGATGTATTTCCACGCCATTCGGGACGAAGGTTCCGATGGGGAGCTTGTGGATGGCTGGAACGCCTTCACAAGGGGAGAGGCATTGGCCGAGGATGCGAGTAAGATGTTTAAAGAGGGCTGGGAGAAAAGCTTCAAGGCCCATGGGGCCGAGCCATCTCTGTGTTCGTACTCAGAACATAACCCAGAGGATTAATCTTGACGTTCAATCTACCGACCAGAAATGGTCGGGCTAAGAAGCCAATCCCCGCGGTGAGCATAGGAGCCCGCCGGAGGGGCAAGAATAAGAAATTGACCCCTTATGTCATGTTCACTGCCAAGGCCGCTAAGGCTCTGTTTGGGAGCGATCTTGGGGCTATTCTATCGCTGGAAGTCGGCACTGACGATCATGAGGGATGGATCAGGTTGACATCCAAAGGCGAAGACGGGAATGTCTCCCTTCGGCGCCAATCGAAGGTGACGGAAGATTTAGTTGTCGAGTCTGTCTTTATTCCACATGATGGGAGAACGCAATTGCGTAGGACAGAGGCGGATATTGAGGTAAAGCCAGACGGCAGCCTTTTGGTGAGGCTGCCTTGGTTCAAAAAGAAAAAGACTAAGGAGGCAAGTCTTTAGTATGTTACTGATGGTTCCACCTCAAGCGGGTGGATTAAATGAGTCTCTCGGGTGCTCAGCCATCGTCGTCAGTTAGCGAGGACCATCTAGCCCTTCTGAGATAATCGGCGGGGAATGTCTAGACCAGATGGCGTAATGTAAGGAAGCTTAAGACGCAGAAACCGCCATGGCGGTGTATGGAGCCGAAGGCGACCACAGTCGGGGGTAGCGTCCCGGCCCTCGCTTCAGATATTGACGGTGCGTCAGAACTGGGCCCTGTACGCCCGGCCTATGACCCGAAACCGCCCTCGGGCGGTAGCCAATCCGGTGGTTCGCTTTGGGCCGTCAATCCAGTTTTATGAATGTGATATGAAATATCTTATCTTCCTCCTGGCGCTCCTCTTCGGAATTGTCCACGGAATCAATGCGATCACATTCTTCTTCTCGGCGCTATTCCTTTGGTTTAGTATTGCTGTCTGTATCTGGCTCGCAAGAGGCTTGATTCTTTACCCCAGATAAGGTATCTATAATGGGAGCTACACTCACTTCCGCTGCACAAGGGTCCAACTCCATGCCTGCTTTTGACGCACGCTTCGCAAACACCATCCAGAACTGGCTCGATGCCTGCTCGAACACCCAGACCGCGGTATCGAGCTATGAGTCGATTCTCGAGGAAAATGAACGACTTGTAAACGAGGCCGCGGCCCGAGAAGAATCTGCCTTGCGCGCGGCTGATGATGCGCGCCGCCTGGAAGGAGAAGCCTTCTCGGCTGTCATGGAATTTCGTGCGCTCATCCTCTCAGGTGACGCAGACGAGCCTCTAAAGGAAATCGTCGCTCCGACTGAAGTAATTGTTGTTGACACTCCCCCGGCGCCTGTTGTAGAAGACACGGCTCCGTCGAGCCCCGTCATCACGGTCGAGGTTCCTTCGGACAATGCCGCCCCCGCTCCAGACCCGGTGGTGGACGGCGCCCAGCCGGTGGTGAGCGATGCTCCCCCGGCTGGTCCTTCTCAGGAAGAGCTTGATGCTCAGGCCGCTGCGGCTCTTGCCGCGGCTGAAGCCGCCGCTCAAGCCCAAGCTGAAGCAGAGGCCGCTCAGGCCGCTGCTATCAAGGCGCAAGAAGAAGCCGCTGCCAAGGCAGAGGCTGATCGGATTGCTGCTGAAGAAGCTGCTGCCGCATTTGCGGCTGAGCAGGCTCGTATTGCCGAGGAAGCAGAACGCACCAGAATTGCTGCGGAAGAGGCTGCGGCTGCTGAGGCTGCCCGTATCGCCGCTGAAGAAGCTGCTGCTGCTCAGGCTGCCGCGGAGGCTGAAGCCAAACGACTTGCCGATGAAGCTGCTGCTCAGGCCGCCGCTGAACAAGAGGCTGCGGCAAAGGCTGCTGCCGAAGCTGAAGCCGCCAGACTGGCTGAGGAAGCTCGTCTCGCTGAGGAAGCTCGTGTGGCCGCTGAAGCTGAGGCCGCTGCAAAAGCTCAAGCCGAAGCCGAAGCTGCTGCGAAGCTGGCTGAAGAGCAGGAGCGAGATCGAGTTGCTGCTGAGCAAGCGGCTCAGGCCGCTCAGGCAGCGATTGATGCTGCTGCCGCCGCGGTAGCTTCGGCCCAAGCCAATGTAGAGGCTGAGGCTGTCCGCACTGAAACGGCTGTGGCGGTCGAGCAAGCCGCCACTGACGCAGCTTCTGTGGCTGTTGATGTGGCCGTCATTGCCCCGCAAGTTCCTGATGAAGTGATCAATACGCAGGAATCGCAAGCCGCTGTTGCCGAGACTGTTGATGCAGCTAACGCCGCGTCTGAAGCGGTAGAGCTTGAGCAAGCTCGAGACACGGCCGCACAGGAAACTCTTGTAGAAACGCAAGAGGTGCATGAGGCTATCGTTGAGCAGGCACAACCGGTCATTGACGCGGTTGTTGAGCAACCTCCGGTTCCGGCTGAAGAGCCGAAGGCAGATGAGCCATCGCCGGAAGTGCTTCCAGCGGCTCCTGAGCCAGAGGTGACTGTGGCAGTGGATACCTCTACTGATCCGTCAACACTCTAATTAAATCCCTTACTAGGGCAGGAATTAATTCTCCTTCCATTTTTTAGCCGAAACGGGTAGGGGGAATTAGAAGGGGATCGGGCCTCTGGTCCGGTCCCCATTTCTTTAAGGGGAACTCCATGGACGTTAGTGAAGGCCTCAAGCTTGAAATCGAACAAAACGCGAACATAGTCTATGAAGCAGCAAGAGATTTCGTGTGCGAGATGCAGCCGTCCTTGACGGCCGCGACTATTGCTTTCTTCCATCTCCATGCCGAGGCAGCCAGAGAACTGATCATGTCAGACTGGACCGAAGATCAGCGCGGAAGATTCTCAGGGTTGGTAAAGGGCATTGTCGAAGACAAGATGAATGCCGCCTTTAAGGAAGCGGCAGACGAGAGCGAGAAATTGGTAAAACCGCCAATCTCGAGCTCGGCCATTATGATTGCAGACTACGCCCGATCATACGTAAAGCATTAATGCCAGCTGTACTATTCGAATTGATCTATGGCTATTTGTACCTGAAGGGCCGCGGAGGTGGGTATCCGTCTCTTGCTGCTGTCGGGCGCTTACTGGGTATCGATAGGGTAACCGCAAGACAGAGAATGTGGAAAGCAGTCCGTCTAGGATTACTTGCTGACCCAGGGTTTTTTCCCAGAAAGAAGGACTGGTGTATTCTCACAGACCGCGGCGCTGAGGCATTTACCGCTATTTGTGATGGCAATGAGATAGCCCCAATCGGAAAGTGTACCTATCTATCCACTAATCGCGACCTCTTCCCAGAGTGCGTGAAGTATCAAACGTTATCCATGAGCGATTACAGAAGATATTTCAAGGCGCTTGAAGATGGGTACGCCACCCCTCGCGAATCTCAATCTAGCTGACATTGAAAAGCTGCCCATATCGGAGCAGCGTCAGATTCTCCGAATGCTCGAGGAGTATTCGGATAAGAAGAGCGTTGAAGACGCCAAGAATAAATTCATTGGCTACGCTCGATATATGTTCCCAAGGTATGTCGCCCCGTTCGTGGAGGGAAGACACCACAGGGAAATGGCGAAAATCTACGATTCAATTCTCCGAGGGGAGCTGAAGCGCGTCATTATCTCTCTCGCGCCGAGGCATAGCAAGTCGGAATTTGCCTCTTGGTTGCATCCAAGCTTCTACTTGGGGCACAACCCAAATCATAAGGTTATCCAAGTCTCCAATACCGCGGAACTTGCGGCAGGCTTCGGCCGCCGCGTTCGCGATACCATGGAGTCAGAGGAATACAAGAACCTGTTTGGTGGCGTGACGATTAAGGCAGATAGCCGCTCGGCTGGCCGGTGGAACACAAGTAAGGGTGGGGACTATTACGCTACTGGCGTTGGCGGTGCTCTTGCTGGTCGCGGCGCTCATATTCTTAACATTGACGATCCTCACTCAGAGTCTGACGCCCTTCTTGGCCAATACAATCCAAAGATTTTTGATGACTGCTTTGAATGGTACGGCTTGGCCCGCCAACGCCTCCAGCCAGGGGGTGTCGTCATTATCACTGCGACGCGATGGTCAAAGAGAGACCTGACCGGACAAGTTTTAGCCAAGGCTGTTGACACAGACACTATTGACGACTGGAAAGAATTTACTTTTCCGGCAATCTTCGAGGACACCATGAATCCTCTTTGGCCAGAATATTGGTCATTGGAGGAACTACTAAAGGTTAAGAAGGAAATTCCACCGTCGCGCTGGCTGGCTCAGTATCAACAGGCCCTTGCCTTGGATACTCCGATTCCAACTCCGACAGGTTGGTCAACCATAGAAAACCTCAAGGTTGGCGATTTCGTTATTGGATCGGATGGTAAGCCAACGGTTGTTACTTGGAAGTCAGCAATATTCAAAGATCAACAAACCTATAAAGTGATTTCGGATGATGGAGCTAGTGTTATTGCTGATGGTGGTCACTTATGGAGTGTTCGATTAAATAGAGCCGATTCTCAGGTATCGGACTATAATACCGAATTTCTTTATGATCGCCAAAAAGAAAGAGAGGAAAATTGTCCTCTTGCTCCTAGGAGACCTCGGCTCCCCGAGCCGGTTGTGTGGGAATGCCCTGAGTTGGACTTGCCATTAGACCCATGGTGTTTGGGGGCTTGGCTTGGTGACGGTGATACCGGTTCATGCACAATGAATGCCCACGATATGGATATGCCTCATATGATGGCAGAATTTGAGAGAAGGGGTTTTAAGACAAGTAAGCGCACTAAACAATATTCATTTGGCGTTTTAGGTATGCGCGGCGCATTGGTTTCTCTTGGGATATTGAAGCACAAAAGAATTCCTGAGATTTATAAAAGAGCATCAGCTCGTCAAAGATTGGAGTTACTCCAAGGGCTTGTTGATACGGATGGAACCGTGTCTCGAGGCAGAACTGCGTTTGCCTCTGTGCGAACAGACATCATTGATGATGTTTGTGAACTTGTTCTTTCACTCGGGGCTAAGCCGTTTGTGAAGAAATTTCGTATGAATGACATAAGCCCACAGGGAAATCCTAAAAAATCTCCTTATAAATATTGTTATAAGGTCGAGTTTTATCTTAAGAATTCAGCGACTATGCCACGCAAAGTATTGGAGATGCGTGGAAAGAAAACTAAACATGGACGTTTTCTGAAATTCGAGAAATGCGGCTTTGCGGATACCCAATGTATCCGAGTTGGAAATCCAGATGGTTTATTTTTGGCCGGCAAAGGCGGCCTGCTAACTCATAATTGCCCGACCACAGAGGGCAACGCCATCATCAAGCGTGAGGATTGGAAGCCATGGGATAAGGATCGCCTTCCATCGTTTTCCTATATTATCGATTCGTGGGATACGGCCTTTACCTCCAAGACGGCCAACAATTACTCAGCGCGCACGCGATGGGGTGTTTTCTACTTCCCGGATGCTGACGGCCGCAATAAAGCGAACGTCATGCTGATCGACAGCTTCAGGGACCGCCTGGAGTTTCCGGCGCTCAAGGCTCAGGTGAAGGAAGATTACGGCTCTGGAGAGTATGTGGACTTGATCCTTGTCGAAGGCCGCGGCAGTGGCTTATCGCTTATCGATGAGCTCCATTATGCTGGCTTTCCTGTAGAAGCATTCACTCCGGCCAGAAAAGCCGGTGGTGTTTCGAACGATAAAGTGGCTAGAGCAAATAACGTTGCAGACATCTTCAGGTCTGGCGTTGTCTGGTATAATACAAATTGCCCCCTAAATGATGTAACCATTGAGGAATGTTCTGATCTTCCTCGCGGGGACAGTGACGACTTGGCGGATACTGTGACGCAGGCTATCCAGCACCTGCGAGATCGTGCATTTATTGGGTCCATCAACGACACATATCAGCTTTTTGAAGATGATGAGGTCGGCACCGTTCGACCTAAGGGGCGAATCTACTAATGGCTCAGTTTCAGCGTACCGAGAGAGGCGCCGCGGACCCACTCCTTAATGAAGGAGCGGACCTCTTTGACATTGAAATTGATGAAGAATCTCCGGATAGTCCTGAGTTTATCATCAACGATGACGGTGAAATTGAAGAGGTAGAAGAGGGCGGCATTGCCGATATCGTTGAGCCAGAATGGGATGACAACCTAGCAGAGCATCTCGATCAACAGCAGCTGGCTAATCTTGGCATTGAGCTCCTAACCAATTTCGATGTTGATATAAACGGCAGAGCCGATTGGTACGATTCCTATAAGGAAGGTCTCGACCTAATTGGCCTCAAGATCGATAAAAGAGCTATGCCGTGGAAGGACGCTTGCGGCGTCTTTCACCCAGTTCTGGCTGAAGCTGTCATCCGGTACGTCTCTGAAGCAGCACTCGAGCTTTTTCCACCGACAGGTCCAGCCACATACCGCACAATTGGCGATGAATCCCCCTCTACACGCAAGAAGGCCAAGCGGGTAAAAGATGAATTAAACTACCTTCTGACCCAGAAAATGCCTGAGAACCGGGATGATCTGGAGATGACCCTGTTCCGGCAGGCGCTCGCTGGCTCGTGTTTCAGAAAGGTTTATAAGGACCCTATCCTTCGTCGTTGGCGTGCTCGCATCGTTCCGGCCGACAATATGGTTTTAGCCTACGGCAGCACGAACCTGGAGACATCAACGCGATACACGCATATCATGGAGGCGACAAGTCGAAATGATATTAGGAAGCTCCAGAGTATTGGTTTCTATCGCGATATAGACATTTGGTCAACCCCATCGGCCCCAGGTCAAATCACTGAAAAGACTGACGAACTTCAGGGGCAGTCGAAGTCATATGAGCTCGAAGAGGATTGCGATCTTCTCGAGATGTACGTTGACATCGATCTTGCTGGGTTCGAACACAAGAAAGAGAATGGCGAGCCTTCTGGAGTTAGGCTCCCGTACATTGTGACGCTAGTCAAGGAAACAGGAGATATCCTGTCGATTTACCGTAATTACGATGAAGACAATCCTTTCGCAAAGGCTTGCACCTACTTTTCGCAATGGAAGTTCTCGCCCGGCTTTGGCCCTTATGGCCTTGGTCTTATTCATATTTTGGGTGGCGTCACAGACGCCTCTACTTCAATCCTTCGCCAGCTGATCGACGCAGGCACGATGAGCAACGTGCCGTCTGGCTTTAAGTCCAGAAACCTTCGCATTAAGGGTGACGACGCCCCCATGCGTCCAGGCGAGCTACGAGACGTTGATTTGCCGCCAGGGATGCTTTCGAAGTCCATTGAATGGATTCCGACCAAAGAACCGTCAATGGTTCTCGCCAACCTGCTCGGCACGCTGGTTGATGAAGGGCGCCGCGTGGGCTCTCTTTCAGATATGAAGATTGGTGATGCCGGTGGGGCCAACGCTCCTGTAGGCACCACCCTGGCGCTAATAGAGCGTCACACGCGGCCTATCGCGGCCGTGGGGGCCAGAAACTACATCTCCATGGATACCGAGCTCAGAATGCTTAAGAAGGGCATTGCTGAGGACGGTGGCGATTATGAGTATCCGCTCGAGGGCGGTCCATTTAATCGCCAGGAAGACTTCGCCAGCACCAACATCATTCCGACCGCTGACCCGTCTGGCTCTTCGATGAGCCAGCGCATTATGCGCTTGACCGCGGTTGAGACTTTGGCTTCGAAGAATCCGCAGCATTACGACATGCCTCTACTCCATAGAGAAATTGCGGAGACTATGGAAATCCCGAATGCGGACAAGATCGTTCCGCTTCCGGATGAATTTGAACCGATGGACCCGGTTACAGAGAACATGAATGTTCTCATGATCAGACCTGTAAAAGCCTTTTTGGAACAAGACCATGAGGCTCATATCAGAGTTCACATGGCCGCCATGAACGATCCGCTTATTCAGCAGATCGTCGGCCAAAGTCCGAATGCCGCGGCGATGCAAGCCGCGATGTCAGCCCACATCCAAGAGCACGTCGCCATGGCTTGGCGTCGTCAAATGGAGCAGGAACTTGGAATCGCTCTTCCGGCGCCCGGCCAGCCAATCGATCCTGCCGTTGAAGGCGCGATGTCTCGCGCCATGGCTGACGCTGCTGATCGTGTTCTTCAGCGCCACACGGCTGAAGCTCAAGCTCAGATCAATCAACAAGCCGCTAACGACCCAATGATCCAGCTTCGACAAAAAGAGCTTGAAATCAGGGAGATGGATAGCAAGGTCAAGATGATGGTCGCTCAAATGAAGAGCGCCGACGATGCGATGAAGACGCAGATTCTTGCCCAGAAGGAACGTCTTGAGGCACAAATCGCCTTGGCTGACCTGGAGCTCAGGAAGATCGAATTGGCGCTCCAAGCTCGCCAAGCCGATGCGACCGAAGAAGGCCGTAAGGCCGATAATGAAAGTCGAGCCAAGGCCGATACCGCTAGAGCGGCCTTGGATGCTCTTCGGCTTGGCATAGAAACCATGAACCAATCAGAGGATAGAAATGAACGTAGAGAGAATTCTGAACGAACTGCTGAAGCAAAGCAGACAGCAAAGAAGCCTTCACGCGGAAAACGTCCTAACTAACGTTGAATTAACTATAGAAGACTTTAAGTATTCACAAGGTTACATCAACGCTTTAGACTTCGTTGAGCTTCAATATAACGCTCTGCTTTCACAAGAGCAAAAGAAAGATGAAGAATAATGAGTAGCGATTACATGCTCCCGTCTAGGGAGGATTTTATTAAATCTGTTGAGGAAGTAGTCAACAGAGAAGATTTCAGCCTAAAACCTGTTGGCTGGAAGATTTTGCTTGCGATGCCGGATTATGCTCGCAAGACCAAGGGCGGCATTCAACTACCCGATGAGTATGTGGCCAGAGAGGAGATGGCGTCTCCTGTGGGTTACGTTGTGTCGCTTGGCGACAGTTGCTACAAAGACGAAAAGCGTTTCCCGTCAGGACCTTACTGTAAGCCTGGGGACTTCGTTATCGTGCGGCCGTATTCCGGCACGCGCGTTGTCTTGCACGGTAAAGAGTTTCGTCTGATCAATGATGACACCGTTGATGGTGTCGTTAATGACCCGAGCAATATCAAGAGGATCGCGTAATGTCTGCTGAACAAATCAAGAACGATGAAGAGCTTGATGACGATTTCGAGTTCGAAATCGAGGATGACACACCAGAGAGCGACCGCGGCAGG